AATGTTACTACGGTATCAATGAACGTAGCATCAAAGACTACTGCAATTTCTGCTAGTTGAGATCCTGTGATAGTTTTGAATGCTCTTAATAGCTTTCGTTCATTATCAACATCGTCTAAATTATCAAGGTCAACATCATGTATGATAAACAAGCCACGCATTACATCAGTGTTATAATTGTCGATTAATACCTGAGCCATATTACGTGCAGTGCCCAACGTTTCTAATTCATCATAATCAAATAGGGTTCCGAATCGTAATAAGGCATCTGCTAATTCATCTATTTTGGTTACATCATTAACTAAGCTATCAACTCCATTGCCGACTATATCACTGTATATTGTGCCGCCAATACCAAAATCAGAAAATGATTTAGTTTTTGCTACGTCAACCGCTCCCATTAAATCAGCTGCACCGGCGGAGTATGTTTTGCTCAATGAGATAAGTCTACTTAATTTACCTGCATCGCCAGCAAACAAATAGGTTAATGCTTGTGCATTGATGCTACCTGCAGTGTCGTTGTTGTCGTTACTAGAAAACCCAGTTGGGATAACTCCTGTGAACACAGGCAATGAACCTTCGCCAATCCTGTCCATTGGCGTACTAGATAATCCAGCAGCATCAAAGATTGCAGTCTGTGCAATCGATACCATACTAGTAGCTGAATATGGTGTTAATACACTTTGTAACTGTGTAGTATCAAATGTATCAGTTTTAGACAATCCTTCGATTGCTAACAATTCTGTAATAGTATGTGGCATTATCCGGTCCCTATAATAATGTCAGGGGAACCAGTAGCCATACTATGCCCGCAGGAATTTCCGTTGTTGACATGAGTAGTTGGGATTCCTTCAATCAACACAGTCGAATCAGACTCTACTACTACTGCATTACAATGTACAGGGACGTCAGAGCAAGGAGCATGTGGTGCGATACTAGATCCCAATACACATGCTACCTTGCCGTTTGCAATCACAGACGACTGTGGTATGCTGACGACTGCGCCACCAGCGTTATTAGTATCGTCTTTCCTGCAAAGTGCTGGCATTAAGTTACAATCCCCTGACCTGCTGATGCAACTACCAAACCAGTGACTTGCTGAATATAAACAGATTTAGCATCTTTCTTCGTGACCCCATGCATCAATACATGAGCCTTTTGAATCGGCACTTCTTTCTCATTATCTGCACTAAACATAGACGGAACTACTTGCAGACCTTGTTGGGTCATAGCCAAGCTGTACGGATCTTTTACCATCCAACCACTATCCGTTACGGATAGTACTTCTGCAATGACTTCTTCGCCATTGATCATTTTGAATGTTGCTATGTCGCCTTTATCATAACCTTTATTGATTAACATTTTATTTCCTCTGTTGATTAAACTTTATTTAATGCCTTTAACTCAGTAGCTGAATATCTGTATGCAACTACTAAATCGTCAGGTAATGTGTCTTTTGATACTACTTGATTGTATTCATAATTTAATACATATTGACCGTCATTGATCCATACTGTATTAAATGTTTCGTTTGTGCCTGGTTCTCTTAATATTTTTATTTCGAATTTGTATTCGTTACGAAAATCAGTTAGGTATAACGTATACAGCATACCTAATGCTGTAGCTAAATTATCATATTGATTGTCGTATAACAATATCCATGGGTCTGGCCAGTCGTCGGGCAGATCCTCAGCTAAGAACGTATTAATAAAAGGAGCATAGCTCCAAGTCGCTAATACTGTTGTTATTGCTTCATCTAATGTATGATCGCTAATGTCAATGCGTAGCTTTCGCCATGCATTGAGGCGATCGTTCGGCTTTAAGTTCCACATAATATTACTTATTAAAGTGACGGACAGAGAATCTAAATGTGGCATCGGTTCCAGTCGAGGTAGTGACATACTGAACATCACTAACTCCGGCGGTATGCAAGAGAGTGAATGTTACCCCTACTCCGGTACCAGCATCAGTAAACTCTTCGTCCATTGTTTGATTGGTGGTTGTCTGTGCAATTGTAAGAGTACCTACTCGTTGGTTCGCTCCTCGTTCAATCACAAAGTCTACTGTTATTCCTTTATATTGCGCAACTGCTAAAGAAAGACCTGTATTAGTCGGAGCAGCGGTATTATCGGTTAATATTCTGTTTCGACCTGGCTCGGACTTTAATGAACCGTGAAGAATAACATCGTCAGTTATTGCATAGGACGCTGTACCAATAATGTCAATCTTAGGGAATGTTACGGCATCTGCATCTGAACGATCAAATTGATCACCAATGCTCATATTGCCTTCATGCGGCTCTAATGTAGCGGGATCGATCAATGCAGGCTCTGAAGCCCCGAAGTCACCTAATGTAACAACTGCTGATGCTGCTACTGGACTAGCTGGGCCAGTCTGTGTATTGCCTACATCTCTAAAATAGTTAAATGAACTTACAAATCTGTTAGCACGAAAAACGTGTATGCCTTGAAGTGATACTTTATCAAATTCGTTATTAATAATACGAACGCCACGAGGACCAAGTACAGACGAACCACTGCCAGTTGAGTTCTTCCCTACCACAGCACCTTTAAACAGATTAGAGAATGATCCATTCTGAATAGTAACATGAGACATATCGTGATCTGCTACAAATCCGTTTGTGGCTCCGGTGAGGTCGCATCTGTTGAATAAAATGCGAGCTGACTTAGTTAGGTCCGGACTATCAATTCGAATTACTGCGGTATCTAATTGTATGGTTGTAGTATCAGCAGTTCCACCAGCTAAACGGACCTCATCAAATGTAATGTCTGTAGCCGAGCTGATCAATAATACATCGTTATCAAAACTATTAGTATCAAACGTCATGTCTGAAATTTGAATGTCTGTTGGCTTTACAAATTGAGCACCACCGACTTCTAATATCTTTACAACCTGAATAAACGGAGTTAATCCATTTGCTGCTGCTTGTAAAACAAATGTGCTGTCTTTTCCTGCACCAAACATTGTAGCAAATGCTGGAATCTGTAAAACACCAGCATACAAATATGTACCTGGTGGCCAATATAATCTAATTCTTGATTTGGGATTAGTATAAAATCGACGGAACAATTCAGTTAATGCTCGATCAATTGCGGCAGTTTGATCTGTACCATCACCCGTTGCACCAAATCCAGCAACGCTTACTATTTCATCTAATCTAGACTGTACGTCACGTGATATTGGGTTATTTGCATCTACACCTGTAGTGACCGGGAACTCTATATTCCCTTCCCGGAAAATATAGGCATCGGTCATTAATTCTAATAGGTTGCTATGTTCTGTTAATAGCTCGGTATTGCCTAACGATGGCGCACCTTCAGCTAACGTTCCGTTACCAATTAGCAGGCGTCTGGTGTCGAGTGCCCATCCTAATTCCGCGCTGCCTAGTTGCGGTAAATTTGTGTCTAATCCTCGACGATGTGTGATTTTTGAGATTTGAACGATTGCCACTTATAAATTCCTCTATTTGTTATATTTATGCAGCATGAAGATAGAATTGATGCAGCCTGTGAAGCCACTTATCTGTGTATTCTTCCCATTCGTCTTTCTCTAATACCCATTCCTGGTACTGTAAATCTCTGGTACACATCATAATGACACCTGTTTTAATTTCGGTGCCGAACATCATATTATGCGCCAACCCATACGCCACCAGCTGACATTTATAATCCTTTACACGCTCGTCAGTCTTGGGCTTGTTAGTTTGTTTGAAGTCCATGATCGCCGGCTGCCCTTTGTGTTCGCCGACTAGGTCAGTCGTTCCTGCATACAAGCCTTCGTAAAATAATGGGCATTCTACACCCCACAATTCATTTACGTTAGACAACCCATGTTCAATGATCACCTGCGACATTTTATGAGCTTGTTGATGGATGAGGTTTCCGCCAGGCTTTTTGGATTCACCTAAGCAGTATTGCTCTAATTTTAGATGCATCAATGTACCGACATTACCTGCTTCTGTAACAACACGCTTGGCTTCTTTCTCGCCCACAAAGTCACGCCATTTTTGTAGGCCTTCTTTATCTTCTTCTGCTTTGGTTTTATCGAGGATGGTAGTAACAGATGCGACTTTACCGCCAGGCGCGCTATAATATCTGACACCTGTTTTTCTATCTGTATTTCTATCTAGTTCGTTGTAATCGTACTTATTCGTTAACTGTATCAATTTCAAGTGGTCCTAATTCTATTAACTTCTTAATTATCGCGGCACTGATCGCGTCTGGATGCTGGGGAGAGCAGTCTATTCCGTTTCTAATTTCCGGTTTCCACTCATGTTTCCAGAAGCCATACCTATTGCGAATGTAACGACCAAGGTGAGATTGGAATGATGCAGGGCTAGCACCAACTAAATGATTAAAAAATACACATCGCTGAGTATGGTCGTCCCATGTAGATGCTTCTTTTCGCAGTTCCTCTACTATCTGGTCTATATCAATATAAGCCACGCGCTGCCCTCCTTTCTTTCTCTTTCTTGTTTGCGGCGCGAATTTCGTCGAGGGTCTTTTCGTTATATTGATTCAGAACCTCTCCGAAATGTGACATTAACGACTGGGTGAGGAACCAATTCTTCGCAGTGAGTGACAAATTCTTATCCGATTTCTTTGCCTTGCTGGAACTGAATATGTATGCACGTTGCCAGGATTCACAATGCGGACAGTACCAATGGTTCTCATCTGATCGATGCCACATATCGCCGCCTGTACAGCCAGAAGGAGTTTCGTACCAATGATCTCTTAGTACGAGGACTTTCTTAATTGGGGTTCGTTTGCCGCATTTGCATTTGATAGTTTTGCGACTATCAATTGAATCTTGTTCTTTGTGGAGGGCGGAGATTTGAGCATTGTGATTGTCAATCTCTTTTTTGATTTCTTTTTCGCGTTTGTTCATATGCTTGCTCCTTAACAGCAATTATAGCAAGGAGCAAGCGATATGTCAAGTTCTTATATTACCATTTAATGGTCCAAGTGATATTGGTCCCATCTGTGCTGCTTCGAGAAATAACAAAACCGTTACGTTTGAAATATGCAATTACTTCATTCATTTGGTTATCTAATACTGTATTCTCAGTTATGTTCTGCCATACATCATAATAAGTGGTACCTAATGTAATCTGTGTACCGGTAATTGGTGTAGCGTTAACGTTGATTATGCTTAACTTATTAACAATAACAGTTAATAGATCGTTGTCTACTGCGTCCGAAATATAAAGATTCAGTAACAAAATCTCTTCCGTAATAATCGCATTGCCACGTCCACAAGTTCTTGCATCTTCACCGTTTAAAAAAGTTGCCATTAAATATCCACCGCTCTGGATGCCATACCACTAACAGCATCACCTGATTCTTCTCCGTCGGAATGAACAGAAATATCTGTCTCATCCTCACCGGACAATGTAACCTCATCTTTACTGAAGTTAGATATAAGATTCTTAACCGCTGGATTGGTTTCATACGCTGCTACTAAAGCATCATAACTAAACATAGATCCAGTATTAGAAACCATATTAATGAGGCTACCAGTATTAATTGTCGAACTACCGCCCTCTTCATCGTTACGATTAATAAGATGATTGAGGACGGTAATCAGATTAATTACACCTGGATCTTCGGAAAACTCTCGAAGCCGCATTATTCTAGTCCTGTCACTAGCATAGTATCAAAGTCATCAAATGATCCAACTAGTGTTCCAGCAATGCTATAAACATCTATATTGCCGTATTCGTTAATTTGGAATTCAAAATTATCCGACAACTCATTCAACGATTCTATATTACGTTGATGATCTTGCTCGTCTTCGGCTAGTCCAGCGTTTTTCCTTAATGCACGTAGATCGTCCATATTAACGTAGCTCGCGGCCAAGTTCTAAGTCGCCACCTGTAGCTGCTGGAGTTGCATCGAAGCCATCAACATCGGCGTCCATGTCTAAGTCGGCGTCCATACCTAAGTCAGCGTCCATATCTAAATCAGCGCCCATGTCGTCGTCGTAGTCTTCCGTATCGCCCATACCCATATCCATGTCGCCGCCCATCATTGCGTCATCTTCGCCTGCTAATGCACGAGAAGCATTGTCCATAGCCTCACGAGAAGCCATTAACTGCTCCTGTAACGTGCTCAATGATGATGAAGCTGAGGAAGTAAATTGCTCTGCTTGCTCGCTGCCCATTTGGTCACGGATAACATCTGACAATGGTGGAAGATCCTGAGACACGATAGAAGCAACATCTTCGTACATCTTCTGTAAACGATTAACAATGTCCTTAGCTGCTAATACAGCTTCAGCTTGTTCGATCTCGCCTTCTGTAAGTTTGTGTCTACGCGGAGCACCCTTCAACCAAGTATCTACGCTCTCTTTGATCATTAAGCATTCCATATACCTTGGGTTCTTCTCAGCTACATGTACACCATGTGACTTGCGGATTTTGTTTAAGCTCTCGGTCATCGCTCTGCTTAAACGCTTAGCCTTAGCCGGGGTCATCTTTTTAAAGTTTACGCCAACGCCAAAACGAGATTCAATAATCTTATTGAGCTTTCTTTGCTTGCCGGCACTTAACTGGTTTAGTTTCATAATTGCAGTTCCTGAATTTTATAGTATTTAGCTTGTGTGAACCATTTCTTTATCAGAGCACGATTTGCTCTGAAACTATCGGTTGCATTTGCTAATTTTGCTTCGAATAAATCAACATTCCACGAATTGTGTAGTTTATGTGATACCTTAATTCTGTATCGTAGGTGTTCTATTTCTATTGATAACATCGACAGTTTATTGTCCAATGTTTTTAATTCCATAGCAGCCATAATTTTATTTCGCGTCATAAACAACGCAAAGTACATAGCATTCTTTTTATTACAAAAGTCGGTTTCTATGTCGTTAGTGGAATTAGTTGCTCTCCAATAAGAGTCACCTAACCTCACCAAAATATAAGTTCCAACGTGAATTTCATCCTGACTTACTTCATAAACAATAGGGGCACTATCAATCTGCAAATTGCAAAATTGATGTTTAAATTTTCGAATTTTTGCTAAATCTGTTTTACTTAGCTTTCTTTCGGTATACAACGTCATCACCCTCATTAATATAATCTGCAATGTCACTCGTTACAAGTTGACGCATTACCACTTGTTCGCGTTCTGTTAGCTCACTATGTCTCAATGTTTCATTCGTCCGTAACTTACGTAATAGAACGAATTGCTCATTGTTCACTTGTGTTAATACATCCGATTTTAATTCAGCATATCTCATAAAAAACACCCAATACGTGTAATCGTATTAAGTGTATTTATATAAAATTAAATTTGTATTAATTTAAGAACCTTTCTTGATATACATAAAGGTCAATGCTGCAAGAGCAGATATTAATGATCCAACCACCCCGATTCCCCAGCGAATAATTTGTACATTACTGCCGTTAATATGATTAAATAGAGCATCTCGTATCTGCTGAACCGTCAAACTTAACTGTACTACACTAGCTTTGACTTCTTCGATTTCTTCCTTTACATCTTCGATATTATGTTCGAAGGTCGCTTTTAGATTATCATGGCGCATGTTGCATATTTCAACATGTGCTTCTAAGCTCTCTTTTTCGATGTCTTTTGGCATAATTATAATTCTAGTCAACTACTCGTATTTACCGAATAAACACATCATATTAAACGAGTGGTTATCCTACTTGAACAAAATAAATGTTCTTCAAATCTCCTACCGTAGAGAATATAGATACCGGCAGTAGTATGCTTTCGTTTAGCTCGCCAATGATAGGCACTTTGTTTACATCGTCTTCTAACGCACCAAACAGACGATCAGAATCAAAAACACCTTCATGCTCGACACCGAATGTGAATTCCCATAAGTTTGCTGAATTCTCAAATTGCGCTCCAAATTTATAATTAGATAAATCAGTGCTCATTAAACACGTTGGCTTTTCTGTATAGATAGGTTGAGCTCGTAAACTAATCACCTGCAATAATGTTTCGTAGTTACGTTGTTGATTCCGGCTATGATTGAACTCTTCTTCTGTTGTTACATCTTGCCCAGCAGAATCTATGAAATGCAGATCATTTTTATACCTCTGAACTACATCCGTCTTTGTTATGTCTATCAATGAAAAACATCTGATTAGATTATTAAGGTCGCTACTGACCATGGATCACCTTTATCTATAGTTATTATATTTATAATATGAATTTAGGCCATAAAAAAAGGCCTCCGAAGAAGCCTTTTTTATTACTTAATTATCAATTAAGCGAATACATCACCTGAGATAACTACGAGAGCTACTGTGGAAGAACCACCAGTTGCTGCGTCGATATCAGTTGTGATAACTGCTGCTGAGGCACTAAGACCTTCAACACCAAAGATCACGTCGTCGGCTGCAGGAAGACCGATGATTGTGATAGAAGCAGTCTTCTGAATCACTTTAACTACTTTTTCGAAATCACTATCAAGTGATGCGAAGCCGGTGTGAATACCGGTTAAGGTTACGCTAATGAATTCTAGATCGCGTCCTACCTGCTCTAATGGTGCGTTAACGCCACCATGTGCTCTTGTTACGTCTGCCATAATATAAATCTCCAAATAATTATCGCGCTGTTATTTGCGCATACAATTATTTATCTTTTTTGGAAGATTACCGCTTATTGTACACCTTATCACGGAATTGAATAAACAGATCACTGAATTGTGCAGTATTGCGCAAGGTGTGATAAAAGTCCCTCATTACAACCTTTCGGGTAGTCGGACTAACACGATTCCACTCTACAATCTCTCTTCGATAAAATCTTAATGTACTGTCATTTATCTTAAACTGTCTTTCTAACATTAAAAAGAATGAACGGTTACGATCAACATGATACTGACCACTAGCCATCTCATTTAAATATCGACGCAATGCAAAGAATGGTACCGTAACTTGAATATCTTGGTTTATCTCTTCATACCTGTCTGGCTCTGTCAATAC